CGGGCCTTCGCCGAGCTCCACGCAGAACAGCTAGCCGCCGAGCGGCTGTCTCTCAAGAACTCCGTGACGGTCAGCAGTGGCTTGTATGGAGCGTATACGCCTCAGGTAGTCCAGTAAATGACAGCCATCTCCGGTGCCATCCCCAACCTCATCGGGGGTGTCTCACAGCAGCCCCGAGAAATCCGGGCACCTAATTCCGCGGAACGCCTCCTCAATACCACCTGTGACGTCGCCATCGGGCTCACCACGAGGCCGAACGCGCTCCTCCAGGCCATTGTGGGTGACGCCCCGGCCTCGAATTACACGCTTGCCACACACGTCATCCAGAAACCCTCGGGAAACTTCCAGCTCACCGCCTTTAACGGCGCGGTCCACGTCACAAACCTGACGACCGGGGTGACCTCCCCGGTTACCCTTGAGGGTTCCTCGGCGGCCTATCTCACTGGCTCCGCTGACCTAGAGAGTGTCCTGGACTTCCTGACGATTGGTGACACGACTTTTGTCTATAACAAGGCGAAGACGGTCCTGGCGACAACGATAGCCGAGAGTGGCGTCTCAGGGGTCACCGAGGACGGCGTGGTTCGCAAGAGCCCCAACCGCCACTCGACCTTTTGGGTTCGCCAGAGGGCCGGATACAACGCCAACTACGGCCTCTACGTCAACGGAGTCCAGAAGGCGAACGTCGTCACCGACACCGAGACCCCCTCGTCCATCGCCGAGTCTATCGTTACCGAGGCGACCACCAACGGAATCACTCTGTCTCGCCTAGAAGGCAGCGTCGTCTCCGTGACGCATCCCAATGACACTAGCTACATCACCAGCCACGACGATCTCGCGAACACCGCCATCTTCGCCTTTAACGACGAGGTCACCGAGTTCACCAAGCTGCCAAACTCGGACATCGAAGGGCGCCTGGTCCTTATCACCCAGTCGGAAGACGGGGCCGAGGACGACTACTGGGTCTGGTATAAGAAGGGTAGTTGGCAGGAGACCTACGGATGGGGTGCCTACGAGGTTCCCCAGGCGAGCACCATGCCGCATATCATCGTGGACAACGGTGACGGCACCTGGACGATGAAGCCGCATGTCTGGCCTGGCCGTGAGGTCGGGGACAAGGACAGCAACGCCTCTCCGACCTTCATCAACAAGAAGATCAACCGGATGTTCCTCTATCGAGGCCGGATGGTGATCCTCAGTGACGAGAACTTCATCGCCTCCCAGGTGGGTAACTACGAGAACTTCTACCGCTCCACCTGTACGCAGCTCCTCGATGACGACCGGATCGACATCGCGTCCCCGAACAGCCGGGGCTCGTTCCTCCACACGGGAGAAGAGTTCGACGGCAAGCTCCTGCTTTCCAGCAACTTCGACCAGTTCGTGGTGGATAGCTCCGCCGACGACGTCCTGTCTCCGAACACGGTGACGATCAAGAAGGTGAACAGCTACCACATGTCCGGTGCTGTCTCTCCGGTCTCGATCGGCCCGAACTTCGTCTTCGTGGACGACTTCCAGAACCGGGGCCATGCGCTCCTCAGGGAGTACCAGGTCGAGCGCGTGTTTGGCCGACAGGTTGCCCTCTCGGTAACCGATCAGGTCCCTGAGTACATCCCGACCGGGGTCTACCAGATGGCCGCCTCGGCCTCCGATGACATCCTGGCGGTAGTCTCCAAGGGCAACCGTTCGTCTCTCTGGCTTTACAACTACTACTTCAACAACGAAGGCAAGGTCCTGTCCTCGTGGCAGGAGTGGACGTTCCCCTTCACCGTCTACGGGGTCTCGTTCCTCGATGATCTTCTCCTGATGACGGCGGTTTACAACGGCAAGATCGCCATTGTGTCCTTCTCGTTCGACTCCGGTGTGGATGAAATCCTCGACAGTGGGGATGTCCTCCTCGACCTCGGGGTGGCCTCCTCGGGGGCAACTCTGGCTTACGACGGGACCAACACGATCGTTACTCTCCCATACGCCCTGGCCTCCGACGCGGACCTCGCCCTGTACCGTGGCGTGGTGACGCCGGATAACCCAGGGACCCTCAAGGGTGGCCGGGTGTTCAAGCCGACCGCCCGGTCTGGTGCCGACATCACCTTCGCCAACGTGGACCTGACCGGCAACGATCTGGTCTTCGGGTTTGCCTTCCGGTTCTACTGGAAGCTCAATCCGATCTATGTCCGTGACCGAAACCTCGTGGCTATCCAGGATGGCCGCCTCCAGCTCCGCAACGTGTCTTTCCTCTTCAACAACTCAGGACCCTTCGATGTCCTGGTGACCCCGCTTGGCCGGGATACCTACCGCGACCGCTACACCGGCATCTTCGTCGGCGCTCAGTCTACTCCTCTGGACAAGCTGAACATCGGTAGTGGCGAGTTCCGCTCCGCCGCCTATGGCGAGGGGGACAAGGTCGGGATTGAAGTCGAAGCCTACACGCCGTGGCGCGTCCGGTTCTCCTCCCTCGAATGGGACGGGGCCTACAGGGGACGCAAGAAAAGGACTACCTAATGCAATACGTGATCCGGGGGGTCCGGGAGGGCGACCTCCCGTATCTCACCGACAACCTCCGTGGGGCCGACACCCGCGAGCTCATCGCCACATATGGGAACACCCGGTTCCTCGAAGGTCTCACCCGCTCTGTCTCCGCCTCCGACGAGGTGCAGCTCTGCGAGGGCGACGGGCTCCCGATGGTCCTCTGGGGCATCTATCAAATCTCTTCGCTTTCCGCAGTCATCTGGTGCTGCGCTACCCCTCAAGTGACAAAGTTCCGTCTCCCGTTCGTCCGAGAGAGCCGCGCCATCTTCCGGCGCTGGTTCACCGAGCGTCCCGAGTTGCAGACCTTAATCAACTTCTCCCACGCCAAGAACGAGCTCCACCACCGGTGGCTGCGTACCTGTGGCGCGACTGTCTTCCCAAGTGTGCCCGTGGGGCCTCTAGGTGAACCCTTCAGTCCCTTCGTAATTCGGAGAGAGCACTATGTGTGACCTCGGTATCGTTCTCGGCCTCGCGGCTGGTGCTGCCACCGCAGTCGGTGAAGCTGACGCGGCTAAGAAGAACACCCGCATGATTCAGCAGCAGAAGAACCTCGAATACGCCGCCCAGGAGCGCGAGCGTCTTGTCGAGACCGATGCTGCAAACAAAGAAGGCGCTCAGGCGCAGCTCGAAGCAGACCGTGTAGCCTCAACCGTCCGCGCAGCCGGGGAGGGGATGGGCGGGTCTACCGCTGTAGAGCGTAACGCCGAGCAGCAGCGCCAGGGTGCCTTGTCCATCGCCAACGCGAAGGATCGGACTCAGGCCGCCAACGCCAATTACGCGATGGCAGGAAAGAACACCCAGATCGCCGCCCAGAACCGCATCAACACCATTCAACCCAACCCCTTCACGATGTTCGCGAATGTGGCGACCTCGGGTCTTCAAGGATATGGAGCCTTTAAATAATGGCAGCGCCACAGCAGTCCACCGTTCCGGTCTACAAAGAGACCTCGAACATTCCGAACCCGAACACCGCCTATTTCCAGTATGACGCCAGGGACACCCCAGGGGCCGCCCTCGGGAAGCTCCTCGGGGTCTCCGTCGATGCCATTCAGAAGAAGAAGCAGATCGATGAGAAGGGTCCCTCCCAGATGGAGACGGAGCAGCTCGCTGCCCTGGCCTCTGTAGGGGCCGAGCGTGACCGCCTGAAGCTGGCGGGAGGCCAGACGATGTTCGGTATCCTCAAGGACCCGGACTCCTCTATGGACTCCTATGAGCTCAACAGGGGCCGCAGGGACGCCGACCTATACGCCGGAAAGCTCCGCGACGAGTATGCCGCCTCCGGGCTGGCCGACAACGACGACCCCAAGGCGTTCGCCGAGTTCGTCAAGATGAAGCAGCAGGAACTCTTCGAGGGCTCCCTGAAGGGTTCCGATCCGTCCTACTACCACGGCTTCCTAACCCGTGTCTCCTCATCCTTCGAGGACATGGCGAAGGCCCACGCCGGTAACCTGGACAGCTTTATTTCTTCCAAGAACAAACTGGCGATGGAGAGCCGGATCGAGGCCAAGGTCGGGATCGACATGGCTACCGCCAAGGAGACCTCGGCGTTCGGCGCGTTCATGAACGAGATCATCGGCGTCGAGAGCGGGGGTAATTACAACGCCTTCCACGGCAACGGCAACAACAGCCGGGTCCGCTTCACCGACATGACGATCCAGCAAGTCCTGGATTGGCAGAAGAACGGCGACTGGAAGCGTCTAGGCGCTGGCAGTTCCGCAGTCGGCAAGTACCAGTTCATCGAGGGCACCCTGAGGGAAACCGTCCGGGCCTCGGGGATTGACCCGAACGCCAAGTTCACCCCCGCCGTCCAGGACAAGCTCATCATGCACCGCCTGTTTACCACGCGGAAGATGCAGGACTATCTCGAAGGCAAGATTTCCGACGAGGAGATGGTGGACCAGCACCTCGCAACCGAGTTCGCCGGTCTCAAGAAGACGGATGGTCGCGGCGTGTACGACGGAGACGGCCTCAACAAGGCGTCCCTGTCTGCCCGTAGGACCATCGCCGCCCTCCAGCGGTTCAAGGATGCCTACATGCGGGACCCAGCAAGTGTCGTTACGAAGGCAGAGGATGGTAAGATCATCATCGGCGGAGCCCAGCCCTCGGCTATCAGCTCCGAGATCGAGAACTCCGAGAAGGAGTTTGGCCTCCCACAGCCGGTGGTCCGAAAGGCCGCAGCCAACGCCATCGTCAAGATGCTCGAAGCTGACCCGGCGATGGCCGAGAGGGATGACCTCGAAGACATCATGGCGAACGCCAAGCTCTCGATGTCCGAGCGTGCCACCGTCACCGACGTCCGGGACCGCCTCCGCAAGGAGAACGAGACCAAGGGCCAGATCGCCGAACGCGAGAGGGAAACCCAGCTCGTCACCGCAGCCGACAAGTTCGTCCGCTCTGGCGACCAGGAGGCACTAGCGGAAGTCCGTAAGGCCAACCCCGAGGTCTACCAGAAGCTCCTGTCTCTCGAAGCCAGCTCCCCGGCGAACCCGGACGACATGGCCGAGAGCAATCTGATGTTCATGGGCCGGTTGAACTACGATGACCCCGAGACCCCCGTGGTTACCATGAGGGCCTACTCGGACGGCCTCATTAACAAGACCACCTACGCCAAGATCATGCGCCAGTACGACACCGTCCAGGCCGCCAAGGATGTCCTCGACCTCCCAGGGGTGGACGCCTTCGTCAGCACGATGGAGGCGAGCCTCCCGGTCACCGTCCGCAAGCAGTTCAAGGAAGGTCTGGCGACAGCCGTCACCGATCTGAAGGAACAGAACGACGGGAAGCGTCCGCCTATCACCACGATCATGGAAGAGGCGCAGCGCATCCACACGCTCCTAGCGTCCGCCGGTCAGGCGGAGGCTCAGAAGCTCATGTCTAAATACGATTAAAGGTAATCTATGTCCAATTGGGAACCGCAGAAGGATGGGACGTTCCTCCCGTCCGCTGACCTTATGGCGCGTGTTCGTGCCAACCCGCAGCAATATCCTGATGCGGTCTCCGACTTCGCCAAGATCACTGGCAAGTCTGAACAGGAAGTCCAAGACATCATCGACAACCCGGGGTCCTCGGGGTTCTTCGGGACCCTCGGGGGCATCGGCGTGGACATCGGCCAGGGTGCCGTCAAGTCCGCAGCAGTAGCAGCCGAAAACCTCATCCCCGAGAGCATCTTGGGGGAGGGCACGGGCCAGGAGATGCGAGACTTCGCACAATCCATGGACCCGAAGTTCGAGAGTGAAAAGAGTGTAGGCGAAGTCATCGCCGAGGGTGCCGGTCAGGCGCTCCCGACCATCGCCGCGACCATCGGAACCGGTGGGTGGGGAGGCGTCCTCATCGGCGCTGGCGTTGCCACGCTGACCTTCGAAGACGAGGAGAACCTCGCCAACGTGATGGAAGAGGTTGCCCCCGGGATCACCCCGGACATCCTCGTGGTTCAGCCCGACGACGATGAGTTTACCTCCAAGTCCAAGGCCCTCGTGACCAACATCCTCACCGACGCCGCCTTCATGGGCACCTTCAGTATCGCCGGGAAGGCCATCAAGGCGCTCGCCCGTGGCGCTCCGGTCGAAGAGATCGAAGTCATAGCGAAGGAAGCGGACGAGCTGGTCGGCACGAGTTCCCTCCCGGTTTCCCAGGTGGAGACCCTCTCCAAGACAGCCGCCCGGAAGCGCCTCGCGCAACAGGCCGAGCTCCTGGAGGCAACCGGAAAGTCCGTTCTCCCCGACGCGCCAGACCCGACGCTCCGCAAGGCATTCCACGACAACGTCTTCAATTCCTTCAAGCGTCTCTCCGAGCGTTCGGGGGAAGTGAATGAAGGTCTGGACGCCTTCCGCACCGCTCGCAAGGCGGACCTGGTCTCCTATGCCGACAATGTCCTCCAGGCGATCACCCGAGGGGACCACGAGGCCGTCCTAGCGAACCTGAAGAAGGGCGTGGTCGCGAACAACTCCCTCGAAGCCGCCTACATCAACCCATTCCAGAACGCCGTCCTCAAGGAAACCATGAGGAGTCTCAGCGATAGCTTCGATGAAACCATCAAGTTGATCCGCGAGGACCCCTCGATCAAGACCAAGGCCGCCTGGAAGCAGACGATGGCGCAGTTCAGCGACACCGTGGGCGAGATCGGCGAGCTCTACCGGCTCTACGGCTCCTCTGCCTCCTACCAGCTCCTCGACCGCAAGGGTCTCCTGCCGAATGGCGGGTTCGAAGAGGTGCTCCAGGCGGAGAAGTGGGCCAAGGAGGCCTATAAGGACCTCGGGTTCGACCTCTTCTCGGACAAGATCGAGTTCGTCACAGCCAATGCGCTGAAGTGGGACGAGCTCGGCATCGATGTCACTCGGGTGCTCCCCGAGCTGGACGACATGTTCGCCAAGTTCGACGTCGAGCGTCAGGGCGTCCTCGCCAACCTACGCCAGAACGCCACCGCCAAGCTCACCCCTGAGCAACGCATGGCGGCCACGGCGTCGTTCGTCCGCATGGTCAAGGACATCCAGTCCGCAGCCCTCCTCGGGCAGCTCTCCACGACCGGCCTCGAAGTGGTCTCGAACACCCTGAACAACCTGCTCCTGCCTTTCATGGAGCACGGTCTCGCCAAGGGCAACTTTGCTCGCGCCGGGGCGGAATACGCCGGGTACGCCTCGGCCTTCAAGACCGCAGCGTCAATCGCCAAGAAGACCTTCGTCAAGGGTAAGGGCGTCCTGGACGACTTCGACCTCACCGAGGGGGCTCACTCCTCGATCCTCGACTACGAGGGCCTCGCCGGGAAACCCCTGAGGCTCCTGATGGTGCGGATGTTCAAGTTCGCCACGGACCTCTCTCTGGCCTCCTCGGAGTTCTGGAAGTCCACCCGGGCCTTCGGTCTCGCCTACGCGGACGGCCTGGAGCTCGCGCTCAAGTCAGGCAAGGGTAGGGTTCACGCGAAGCAGGTTGCTCGCGAGTTCGCCCAGCAGCAGTTCGATGACAGTGGCCGCCTGGTCAACGTCATGTACCGCAACGATGTCTCCAGGACCTCCTGGCAACAGGCATTCGATACCCGCTACGCCACCGGCAAGCTGGCCCAGTCCGTGGACAACATCCGCAACAGGGACGACTTCCCCGGCCTCATGGCCCGATCGGCCATCCCATTCTTCAGGACGCTGGTCAATATCGGCTCCGATGCGATGCAGTACATTGTCCCTCCGGGGATGCCAGCGGCTCTCCGGGCTATGTCCAAGACCAAGCAGGGCTCGTGGCTCCAGAAGGTCCCCAAGACCCTCAAGGCCCTCGATGATTTCACCGGGGTAAACGGCTCCGCCGCACAGGCCCGAGCCATCGGACGCCACCGGCTCGGCATGACCCTCACGGCCTCCGTCCTGGGTGCCGTGGCTCTCAATGACAACATCGAGATCACGGGTGCCTCGGGGACCAAGCGATGGGATGCGAAGAAGCGAGCATTCGAAGAGTACCCGCCGAACTCGATCGTCATCAACGGGGTCTCGACCGATCTCAACCGTCTCCTACCCTTCTCAGCCCCGCTTATGCTGGCTGGGATGCTCCGGGACATGGAGATTGAGAGTCAGCTCCAGATGAAGGACGGAAACTACAGCGCCGATAACTCGGTGTTCGATGACCTCCTGAATTACGCCCCGGCCCTGGTCTACACCAGCCTGACGCTGTTCCAGGACAGTGCCGCCGCCCAAGGCGTCTTCGATCTGGCGACCGCCGTGGACGAGGCGATGACCGAGGGTGACCCCGGCGCTCTCGTCCGGTACGCCCAGAGCTACGCCAAGCAGTACACGCCTGGTGCCTTGAAGATGGCCGCCAAGTCCACGAACCTCGAACAGTACGAAGGCTTTGACTTCTACTCCAGCTTCCTCGCCTCGGCGGGTCTGCCGGTAGGCTTCAAGCGCCTCGACTTCCTCGGGGAACCCATCGTCCACGGCATCGGTCGCGGTCTCGATCCTCTGAACATGAAGCAGCTCGACGTGTCCTCACCGGTACGGAAGGAGTTCGTCTTCCTGAACAAAGTCGAAGGACTGGCCCTGGTGCCGCCCAAGCCTGACGCTGTCTTTGATAAGCCGTTCTGGCGAGCAATGGGTATCGATGTCGGCGGAGCATTCTCCTCGGCCCAGATGCCCTCCCTGGTGACCCTCAAGACCACCTCGGGCAAGAACGGGTGGGATGCCTACCGCGAATACCTCTACGAGGGCCACACGTCGGAAGACGAGCTGGTGTCCACAGGTTCCCAAGGGGATCGGTACGACATCGGCAAGGTGCTCATCAAGAAGGGCGAGAGCTTCAAGGACGCAGTCAGCCGTCTCGTGGAGGAGCCCTCCTACCAGTCCCTCACGCCCGACGCTCGCGTCAAGGCATGGAACGCTGTCTTCGGCTACTTCAAGAAGCAGTCTAAGGACCAGCTCAAGGACGAGCTCGTGGTTAACCCCGAGGTCTTCGAGGGAAGCCGCTACGGCACCCCGATCCCAGTAGCATCCACTCTATCCGACACCTCCAAGGCCGCTGAGGCCCTCGGGGTCGGCATTCAGCAAACCGAGGGTTCACCCCTGGATGCTGCTTTTGCGATTAAAAAGTAACAACATTTCATGGCAACCAGCATTACGTACCCGGATCAGACCGGGGCGCAGAGTACCTACGCCATCCCGTTTGAGTATCTCGCCAGGAGCCACGTCAAGGTAACACTCGACGGGGTCCTCCTGGAGAGTGGCGTCACTTTCCTCTCTACGTTCATGCTCTCCATCTCCCCGGCTCCGGTCGGGGATTTGAAGGTCTACCGAAAGACCCCGAGGGACGAAACGATCAACGTCTACACGGACGGGTCGGTCCTCCTCTCGGACGAGCTGAACGCCTCGTTCATTCAATCCGTTTTTATCTCCCAAGAAGTAGGAGAGGTTGCAGACGACACGGCCTCCCGTGGGTGGGTAACCTCTAACTTTGGAGACGGTGGGACCATCCAAAAGGGAACCCTCGGTCAGCTCGCTAAGTACGACGACGAAGGTAACCTTGTACCCACCTCCGTGATCTTAGACCCTGCCACGGGTTCTGGGTTCATGGTTAGAACGGCGTACGATCCCTCTGAAATCGCCAAGGACGCTTATGACACGTCCAATCATAAGCAACTCGTCTTCGATAACATCGCCACCAAGAACATCCCGGCCCCCGTGACCGGTTTTTCTACCTTCGGGCGTAACGACCTGGGCGACGGCGGAGGTGCCCACTGGCACACGATTTCTACACCGTCCCCTGTGGAACCCTGGCACAAACAGAGTGCCGATGGGCGTTGGTGGCAGATTTCGAAACAGCGGCTCGATGTCCGCATGTTCGGAGCGAAGATTGATGGCGTTACCGACGACTCCGCTGCGATCAACGCTGGTCTGAGACTGAGTGCCCTTTACGGGGTCGAGCTGTTTCAACCTGCGGGGACTTCGATGCAGGGGTCAACCATCACGCTACCTAACGGGACCTCCTGGGTGGGCTTCAACTATCTTTCCGTGGTCAAGAAACTGGCGTCCTTCAACGGAGTCGCGGTCCAATCCGAAAACTTCGCGTCATTGACGGGAACTGGCGATGCGTTCGCGTCAGGGGTTCCTGAGAGAGTATGCATTAAGTACATCACGCTTGATGGAAACTATCAGAACACCGAGCGTACAGCGTATGTTCAGACAGGAGGCGAAGGTCTCCAAATCTATGCTCGAAAGATACAGCTCCACCTTCGAGTCTTTAATATGCAGGGCGTTGGGGTGTGGTTGGAGTGTTCTACGGGTAACGGCCCGACGCCTCTTCAGCCCGGATTTTCCCGTGAAGCTGAAATCATTCTGTACACGCACCAGACGCAATACGAAGGTCTGGTCTTCAAGGGACCTCCTGACGTCCGTCTCGATTGGGTTCTTACGGCGGATGCCGGTTCCCGGATAATTGCGGAAGAATCGAATGGGAAGATCAGCTCTCCCACATACGGGACTGTCAATGGAAACCAAACATACGGTGTGGTCATTGATGGTAAAGGTGCCGAAGTCGGCGAAATACATACCTTCGGCTGCTACGCTGGCGGGGGAATACACTGGCTTAATGGAGGCCGCATCAACGCCAACCTCCTCATGGCGGAAAGCTGCCTATTCGGGGGTATTAAAATCTCCGGGTCGGCCCTGGGAACTATCAGTAAGCTCGATGTTCACAGGACCGGTGGCTTTGGCGGAGATACCACGCCTGACTTCATCTATGAAGGCACAGGCAGCAACAACAGAGGCGTCGAAATTGGCGTACTGAGTTGCTACCGCCAGAATGCTGCGCACACGGGAGCTAGAAATGGTGTCCACGTTACCGGGGATTTCTTCCGCGTCGGCGTCCTCTGTGTAGACCTGGGCAGCACAGCAACAGCCGGTCACGGCCTCTACATCGACAACGACCAGGCCCAGTGGATCACCATTGGCAGCGGCGAAGTTGCTCGTTGTAAGGGGACCGCAGCGGATGGTCTACCATCAGCCGGTGTATACCGTAAGACAACCGGAAACGGATCGATGATTCGTATTGCGTGTGATGTTCGTGATTGCGATGTTGCCTTCCGGTCTGTAGGGACCCCGCGTGTCGAAAACATTGACATACAGTTCTTTCTGGGCGTAGGTCAGCTCCCCTTCGACGGGGACGCCAGGACCCAGGTTGCACAGCGATGGGATATTAGTGGTGTAGTTAACGGCGTACAGAAGTCCTCCAGGTTCGTTGGCTTGACAGCGGCTTTTGCTTCTAACAACATTACTGAACAGGCCCTTACCGTGGCGCACAACCTCATCTATGCGCCGCCATTCGGGAAGTACCACGCGACTGGCCTGGTGGACACCCCAACCGATATGTCCGATGGGGATGTTGGTTATTTCCATGTATCCGGCGCGGACGCAACAAACGTCACCGTCGTGTTCAAAATGGCTACGGCGAACAGTTCGGACACTGCCCCGCGTGTCAGCGTAACTGCGGAGATTTGATCCCGCTAGACGGCCTCCCCGAAAGGGGAGGTCCTTCTTCCTATTAAAAGTATCCATTCTATGGACCCCTCAATCCTTAACGAACTCCAGCGATCCCTCGGACGCATCGAGGGCAAGCAAGACGCCCTCCTGTTGAACCAGGACCGCCTCCGGGAGGACTACGACACGATCCGCAAGGACGTGGACGGTCTCCGCTTCCGGCTCAACACATACTCCGGGGCGCTGGCCGCAGTCGGAACGATTACGATGCTGTTCAAGGACCGCCTCACTCAAATTTTCCTCGGGTAACCCATGAGTGCCGCTTCCCAAGACCTGATGGCCCGGTTGCACGGCGTCGTTGCCGAGGAGCTGATGAACCGTATTAAGGATGGTACGGCAACCGCCGCAGACATCTCGAACGCCATCAAGTTCCTTAAGGACAACGGCATCGAAGCACGGGCCGACAAGAATGCCGCCGTGGCCTCTCTGGCCTCGCAGTTCCCGACGTTTCACGACGAAGAGGAACAGGCCCTCCGGGGCAAACACTGATGATCTCAGGGGGACCTTCGGGTTCCCCGGGGGTCCTTCTCCTCCCTGAGCACTCCCTTGTCCTACAAGAACGCCTTGAAGTCCTCCACCGCTGGTGTCGAGGCCGATCCTCTGCGATCCGATTTCCGCAAGTTTATGTGGCTGGTCTGGAAGTACATCAACCTCCCGGACCCGACCGCCACCCAGTACGACATCGCCCGGTTCCTCCAGACCGGTCCTAACAAGATTTGCATCGAGGCTTTCCGAGGAGTCGGGAAGTCGTTCATCACCTCGGCCTTCGTGCTCTGGGTTCTCTACTGCAATCCGCAGATGAAGATCATGGTTGTCTCCGCCTCGAAGAACCGAGCGGACAACTTCGTGACCTTCACGCTCCAGCTCATCAACCTGATCCCCGAGCTCCACCACCTGAAGCCCCGTCCTCAGCAGCGGTCCTCCCGCGTCGAGTTCGACGTTGGCCCAGCGGAGCCCGATCAGACCCCCTCGGTGTTCGCCAAGGGCATCGATAGCCAGCTCACCGGTGGTCGCGCAGACATCATCGTCTCCGACGACGTCGAGGTCTGGAACAACTCCCAGACGGTCGCTGCCCGTGACCAGTTGATCGAGAAGACCAAGGAATACTCCGCTATTCTGAAGCCTCTCGACCACGCCCGGATCATCTACCTCGGGACCCCTCAGACCGAGGACAGTATCTACAACAAGCTGCCCGAGACCTTCACGAAGCGGATCTGGCCCTCCCAGGTTCCCACGAGGGACGAGAGACCAGGCTACGGTGATGATCTCGCTCCGATGGTCGAGGTGATGTACGAGGCCGGGAAGTACGGTTACCCCGTGGACCCCGAGCGGTTCGACATGGACGAGCTCATCGATCGCAGGGCCGAGTATGGCGCTGCTGGCTACCAGCTCCAGTTCATGCTCAACACGAAGCTCTCCGACGAGGAGCGCTACCCGCTGAAGCTCAAGAACCTCGTGGTCACCCCGGTTCCCCCGGTGAAGGCCCCGTACGACATCCACTGGCTACCGAACCCCGACAGGCTCCTCAAGGACCTCCCGCTCTACGGGATGGCCGGGGACAAGTACTTCTCCGCCGCTGGACACTCAGCCCAGTTCGAGGACTACCAGCACCGCGTCATGTCTATCGACCCCTCGGGCCGAGGCAAGGACGAGACCGGCTACGCAGTCGGCTACATGCTCGCCTCGAACATCTGGGTCCCCAAGGCCGGTGGTCTCCAGGGCGGCTACGACACCGAGACCCTTGATGCCCTCGTGGCGATCGCTAAGGTTCACAAGGTGCAGACCATCGTCATAGAAAGCAACTTCGGCGACGGCATGTTCGGGAAGCTGCTAGAACCGGTCCTCCTGAGGGCTGGAGTGACAGCCGAGATAGTCGAGGTACGATCTACCTCCATGAAGGAGCATCGCATTCTGGACGTCCTGGAGCCTGTTATATCGCAGCACCGCCTCATCGTTGACCCGAGTGTCATCGAGGACGACCACAACTCGATCCAGCAGTACGAGGGTCTCATCCGCTCGCATAAGAGCCTCTTCCACCAGATGACCCACATCTGCCGGATGAAGGATGCCCTGCGCCACGATGACCGCCTGGACGCCCTAGCGATGCTCGTGGGCTACTTCACGGAGCTGATGAACCAGGATGCCCAGAAGACAGTAAACCGCGTCCACGCCGAAGCTATGGCCGCAGAAATAGCCAAGCTGCATCTCAGTCCCCTGAACAAGCACTTCGTTAACTCGAAGGTAACTTGGGGAGGCAAGAGTGGCCTCATCTAAGACAAGGAAAGGGGAGACAAAAGTGAAGACAAGTCTGTTGACTTCTTCTACTCTTCTGTGCTACCCTATCTAACTTAAAGATAACTTAGAGACATCCTAGGTTATCTTAGGTTTATTACTAGTTAGATAAGAGTAGTATAATATCTTAGGTTACCCCAGAGGTTCCCCCGGAGATAACTTAGAGTGAACCACGAGTTCCCTCCGGGTTCCTCCGACGGGCTTCCTACTACTCTCTCCCATACTTGGTTTGATGTATCGATTTACTTTCCCCCAGAGAGCCCTCAGGAGTCCCTCAGGGACCCTCTGGGCTACCACCGTAGCCGAGCACCCCCAGAACGCTCTCCACGGGCTCCTGTGGGCGATTACGGGGCACATGGAGGTGCACCCGAGGGTTACCCGGGGGAACCCCGCGACCTTTTTCTGAAAAATCTGCATCCCTGTATCATATATACCCACAACCTACAATCCCCCCGTGGCCCCCTGTAGAGCAACCTGGAGTGCCCTATACGGCACGACCAACCGGCACAGTCTCCACTAAGTGATTGATTTCATTAGGGTACACATTAGATGTAGTATCGGTTAGGTGCCGACGAGGCAGGGTAATCCCTAGGTTTCCCAGGGTTTCCAGCCTTCTATGTCTATACATATTCAAGCCTACGTGTCCCCTCCCACATTTTTTCCCTCTAGGGCAACCTGAGGGCACCCCGAGGGCAACCGATAGTCCACCGCTCCCATGTCATCCGGTTCCCTCCAGGGTCACCGAGGGGTCACCGAGGGGACTAACTATCTATCACGTTATGTTACACTCTGTAACAATTCACCTCGTAAAGCTGCTGGATAGCAGCGTACATCCAACCAAGCATATATAGCACACGCGCATAACGCACGGTTCCAATCCTATACCGATGGCCCCTCAGCGCAGCCGCTCAAACTTTCTTCGATAAGCCTGTTGACTTCGATAACGGAGATATGCTTATCTGTAGTCACGGTGATCGAAAGAGAAACCGGGCAGAGGTCCTCCGGGGTCTCTGAGTTCTTCGAAATCGATAGATGGTCTCTTTGAGTTACCTCAAGGTCTCCACCGGTTCACTGGGTCTCAACCGCTCAACCTGCTACGGCAAACAGAGTACTGAGAAGCTGGAAAACACGGCAGGACAACAAACCAAGAGAAAGCCTCAAAATAGGGATTGACTTCGATAACGAAGCGAATACAGTTAGACACAACAGAGCGGCGGCGGCAGAGCGCTAAAGCGGATCGGATGGAAACTCCGAGTGTTCTTTGAAAATCAAATAGGGAAGTGTGGACATGTCCAAAGCACGTAGTGCGGAGGGGCGGCCTGGTAAACCGCAACGGGAAACCGTGTGTCCACTACGATAACCCACGAAATGGCTCCCGCGTCCAAAGCGTCGGAGTAAGTGCAGTGCATACTAGCCACGGGTCTTAGGTCCATACTAAGTGTCCCGTGTTTCCATTACCTTCGATTGTCTTAGCCAACCGCAGCATTTGCGGTTCGTTAAAGCAATCCAACCGGGGAGCACCTCAAATGACCGTCACAATCAAAACCGATAACAAATGGAAAGACTTCAAGTACGCCAACGAGGTTCCGGCAAAGGTCCTCGCGTCACAGTTCGACCACCTGGAGGACGAAACTGATGGTTTCATCCTATACCGTGGCCGCTGGTATCACCTTTCGGACTTCATGCGCGTTCCTGAAGGGGCGGAGGACTTGAAGGGCTGGCATGGTTACGCCGGTGATAGTTTCTTTAGTGGCGTCCTCATCAAAGTGAGCCGCGACGGCGAGCAATATATGATTGCCACGCATTTGTCCTAATCTCTGCGATAACGGAGAGAGACACGCGATCATGTCCACCTTCATTCCCCTCGCAAGTATCACCGCGATTACCCTCGCGGTTCTCCTCTCGGTTGGCGCGTTGGTATTCTATGCCGATCGGTAAAGCACTCAAATCCCTGGAGATAACTCAGATGGACATCGATTTTAGCACGGCAACTGCCATCGGCATCATTAACCGATCAATCCTTATGCATCCGTCTCTTTTCAGGGATGCCGTGATGTCCCGCTATCAGGAGGACATTGGCTATGCGTCCAAGTCCGAAGGCCGCACCCGTCAAGCCGTTCTCGCAAGTGCCGACGCATCCCTTCGAGGATATAACATCGTGGCGGAGGGATACCAGATCGATGCAATCGACATGGCTTCCGGTATCATCCTGCTTAACATCGCGTGTAAGCTCCAATGCATCCCAGCGTATGTCAGGACGGCAGCAGCCCTCCGCACTTGGCCGGGCGACGACGTCTAATTCCCTGCGATAACGTAGAGATAACCTGTACCGATTGTCTTATCGGCCCCTCGGGTAACCCCTGAGGCGCCCATTAAGTTAATCCAACGGGAGCAACGATCATGCCGCTTCACCTTCTGTATGCCGAGGAAGAACTTGTCGCCAAATGGCAGCGCCATGCCGCCTACTTCTATGCGCAGTGGAAGGCGTGGGGCGACCGCGACCACCTCGCAGCGTATCGCCGGTATTCCCAGATGGCCCTGAAGGTCCTCACCGAGTGCTAGTGCGATTGTCTCTGATACACCTCGCGTGTCTCCTGGTGTTAACCATCGGGTTTCTCGCGGGTGAAACTGTGTTCTAATCTCTCCGATTGTGAAGGGAACCTATACCATGCCTATCACCGCTGACGACCTCGTCCGCCGCGAAGTGTTCTATTGCGTGTCCTCGCTTGTCTCGACGCTGGCGCAGGGTTCGGGAGCCATAATCGGCGACCGCGACCTATCGTCGCTCACCGAGCAAGCCTTCGAGCTCGCTTGCCCCGTTGATGATTACGAGCGCGCCGCCCGTCAGGAGGGCTGGAAAACCGCCGACATGACGCCGGGGATGCTCATCAACGAAACCACCTACGGGGAGAGCCAACCAGCAGAAGCGTTCTACGGCACCTGGGAGGAGCTTTGCGAGCGTTTCGACATCGAACCCTATCAGCGCGAAGTGTTCGAGCACTGGATTGTCTCCGATTGGCTCGCCGACAAGCTCGCCGAGCACGGGGAGAAGGTGGACAAGGACTTCGCCGGGTTAACCGTGTGGGCTCGCACGACAACCGGTCAGGGCATCGCTTCCGATAGCGTCATCGAAGCAATCGTCGCCGACATCAACAAATAACCGAGGAGAGGTGTGTCCGAATGCCTACGATAACGGAGACAACAGGTCTCACCACAGAAGCCCTCGAAGCTGTCATCGAGGAGCTCCGCGCCAACGATAGTCCCCTGGTGCCTGGGATAACCGTGAGTAACCAGCGGCGGATACCCGTTGTGGACTTCTATTTCCCAAGGCTGTGGGGGGGCCCACCCCGACCTCCTCGTTGTCGATGACATCGAGGTCCTCGGCCTCCGGGAGGTGTCCCAGATGATGTACGGGGTCTCAATCCAGCACATCTACGCGGATGTCATCCCCGACGAAATTCCAACCAACATCCCCGTTGATGCAACCAAGGGTCTCACCGCCGTGACCGAAGTAACCGCAAGTGCACCTATACCGTCCACCGTAGTTACCTCCGAGGGCCGGGTCCGTCCCGCGTTGCCCGAGGGCATCCGGTATTACGACGATACGAACGACCACATCACCATCACGGATGACGCGGGGTGCCCTGAGGGTGCCTTCTGTGATGAGAGCACGTCCACGTATGCCTATAAGTATCCCACAGACAGTAATGTGTATCGTGGGCCGTTGTATAACGGCATAACGGACCCCTCACTGTTTACAGGCGGCCAGCGCCTCCACATCCTGCGGCATCCGACACACGCCACGTATTTTAGGAGCGGGGATGACGACCACCCGATGTTGTTCTCCTCCAAGGATAACGGCATGAACCCGTGGCACGGACACTCGTGGTACTCCACCCATTGGCTGCGCTGGATTGAACACATGCCAGCCCCATCCAAGGATCACCCTGGGCTCCTGATGTACTTTCAGACCCCTACGAAACGCGCTCGCAACATTCGCACCCCCATCAAGCCCGGGAAATACCTCAAGAAATACTTCGGCGACATTCTCGGCGAAGAGGAAATCAACGACCTCGCGGTCAAGTGGTCCAACATGGCCAGCCCCGCGAAACTCTCGGTCACCCAGGATGCCGACGAGATCGAGAGGGTCTATAAGGGCAAGCACAACGGCTCGTGCATGCACTTCGCTCATGACAGCTACGATGGCAATCAGCACCCGGCTCGTGCATATGCTGGCCCGGACCTCGCCACGGCGTACATCGGGGCGCTGGACTGCGCGGACGCACGTTGCCTCGTGTGGCCCGAGAAGAAACTCTATTACCCGAAGTTCTACGGGGACTATCGCCGCATGGAAGATGCCCTCCAGGACGCCGGGTACACCCGTGGTCGCGAGGAGGACTTCATTGGCGCTCGCATCCAACGCCTCCCGTACAATAAGACCTTTGTGGTCCCCTACCTCGATGTCGGCGGCTGTGTCGAAGACAACGGGGAGTATCTGGTGATTTCCTATGACGGTATTAACTGCCGGGAAACCGAGGGCCTTGCCCATACCGGACGGACTTGCGCCTATGATGGGGAACGCTACCCCGCAGACGAGATGACCTACGTACAAGATTACGGATGGGTGGCGAACGAAAACCTACACTCGTGCGGGGAGTTCTTCGAGTGCTCTGTGGTGGGTGATTGGTTCTGCGAACGTGATCGTTGGGACAGTCCCGAGGATTACCCGGTGTCCAGCGCAGCAGTGGTATACCATTCCCGCCAGATATTCTACTGCGATGCTACCGAAATGTACTACCCATTGAACATCTTCAATCCGGTTCAGATGGCTAACGGGGAAACTTGGGAGCAGGACTACTTCAATGACCACGGGGTGACCTGTGATTTCTCCAGAGATAACTACCCGTCCTCTCAGGTCATCTACCTTGACAACGGCAAGGTGGTCGCCGACGACCTGATTGACCTGGATAACCCCGAGTATCTGGCTTTTGCTGGCCTGGATGTCTCCGTTATCGAAGAGGTAGAGGCGGCTTAACGTCGCCTCCCTCAAACCTATACCAAACTTAGAGGAGGCCGACGTGGCCAAACTGACCGCCGACGAAAAAACGATCCTCGACATGTTCCAATACATGCGCCCCTCGGGGACACCTATGGAACAAGTCTTCATCGATCGTTTCCTGACGCCCCTGGGGTTCACCCGCGATCCCTTCCGAAACCTCGTCCTGACCGTGGGCGACCGGCCTAACATCCTGTGGTCCTCGCACATGGACACCGTCCACCGGGAGGAGGGCATTCAAACCCTACACTATGACGGGGAGTTCCTGGGGATTGGCAAGAAGGCCAAATCCAGCACCTGCCTCGGCGCGGATGACACGGCTGGCATCTGGATCATGACCGAAATGGTCAAGGCGGGTGTCCCTGGGGTCTATGTGATCCACCACGGGGAGGAGATCGGTTGCAAGGGGTCTCGGGCACTCGCCAGGGGAAACCCCGAGTTCTTCGAGGGCATCGATGCGGCCATCGCGTTCGACCGGATGGGATACAACAGCGTCATCACTCATCAGATGGGAGCTCGAACCGCCTCGGATGCCTTCGCGGCCAGCTTCGCGGATGCCCTCGATGATGCCCTGGGGATAGACGCCGGGTTCAAGGCGGACGACGGCGGAGCCTACACCGATACAAACGAGTACGCGGACATCGTATCCGAGTGCACGAATATCTCGGTTGGCTATCACAGCCAGCATAGCCGCAACGAAACCCAGCACGTGCCCTTTCTGATCGCCATGCGCAACGCGATGGTGCGGATGGACCTCTCGGCCCTCGTCTTCGCCAGGGACCCCTCTGTGGTCGATTACGCGGGGTCCTACGGGTTCTACCGGGGCTACAAGTCCCTCTTCGATGACGACCCCTGGGATGACCCGAACAACTACGTCATCCCGGACAGGCGCTCGGACGATAGCATCGAGGAGGTCATCAAGGCGTACCCGGAGATCGTCGCGGCGATCCTCCACTCCTACGGGTTAACCCGGACGATGCTCCTCGATGAGATCGCCGAGGTCTACGGGGAGGAGGCGCTGATTGCAAACTGAAATGACGTGCAACCTATACCCTTCACAAGGAGATCATCGATCATGGTGCGCATTTATGAAGAGTTCTGGACCCGCCAGGAGGCGGCTGAATACCAGCGGTTTTATATTACTAATTACCCGCCGAGAACCCTCGGGACTGTCCTGACGATCATGCGTGATCGCATAGCAGGTATGTGGGTTGTAAGCGGCCATCGCTTTCCCACTCCTGGATGAGACCTCGCTATCGGAGAGAACTAGACCAGATGGACTAGTCCACTGACTTTTTTGGCTTGGACTCTTGAGAATGAGTCTAAAGTGTGGCTAATACATTTGCGTTAACCCTCTCTTCACGTTTGGAGGACACGGCGACGGTACAAAGTGGCGCTGCAAATACGCACGAGTCCGTCGTCCCTTGAGTGAGAATGCGGCACCTGAATTTGACGAGGAGGAGGCCGACAACTTGTTGAAAGAACTAATGGAAAATGAAAATTGAATTCTACAACAGCGAAGGCGAAAAAATTCGCGTCGAAATTCTCGACACGGATGATTACTGGGAGGCATGTGAGATCGGGCATACCTACCTAGAGGAACATCGGATAGAGGGAGCGGAGGACTTCCACCTACCCGAAGATTGAGTGTTCCTCTTGTGTTCCCAGTTGACGCTGTGAGAGGTGGGGTTTACAGAGTAGAGACCTTTTCACTACAGGAGAGAAAACATGGGGACCGAGAGAGACACGATTGGGCGGTTAATTAACGCCTTGCGACTGTTCAACAGGATGGACACAAAGATGCAGGTGTCTACCATCCTTACCTTCTTAGAAGTTGCAGCCGCAGACCTGGACAAGCGAGACCTTTCAATGAGGGAACTGGAAAAACGCATCGGGTTCACCTCGGGGGTCGCCTCCAGGAACGCCTACTACTGGGGCGAGGGTACAAAGGAAATGCGCGGAGGTCGGCAGTTGATCGACGTGCGGATGAGTCGGCAGGATCACCGACTGAGAGATTTGGTCCTGACTAACAAGGGGAGGGCTTTCCTCCACACTCTGATAGGAGAGGACAATGGCGCGGCAACGCGGGAAGAAGTACCAGGCTGACGTCGTAATCGACGGGGTTCGTAAGCGCCCCACCTTTGCGACGTTGGCAGAAGCCGAAGCCTATGAACGGGCTATCGCAAACGGGCTCCCCGCAGCCGGGGTGTCTACCTTCAAGAAGTTCCACGAGACCCACTTCGAGTTCATCTGGGGCGACAACAATGCCCCCGAGGCAACTCAGTTCAACCTGGGCTCCCTGGACCAGTTCATTCCAGCAGACAAGCCGATCGCCGAGATCACCGCCCCTTACATCATCGACCTCGTGTCGCGGATGAAGAAAACCGGGGTCTCCAACGCGACGATCAATCGCCGCCTATCGGCCTTGTCGAAGCTCCTCAAACACGCGGAGAAACTCGAACTCACCCGGAAGCCACCGATAGGTTTCCTGAGGGAGAACGAGGGGCGCGACCGCGTCCTATCCCGTGTCGAGGAGCAGAAGATGTTCCAGTTCTTCGACCACATGGGGATGACCCTCTCGGGGGCCATCGTGCGGTTCCTCCTGTACACCGGGTGTCGCCTCGGGGAGGTCTTCACGCTCGACCGGGACCGTGTTAGCGACGGGAGGGTGACCTTCCACTACACGGTCACGAAGACGAGCAAGACGCGCCTGGTGCCCCTGATAGGACCCGCGAAGGACGCCTGGACCCGCGTGTGCGGCCTGACGAACAACCCGTATCCCTTCGCGGAGATGCCGAGGGATACCTTCAGGGACCACTGGAACCGCTTCCGAGAGCACATGGATGCCCTGGACGATCCCCAGTTCGTCCCGCACATGCTGCGGCACACATGCGCCTCGCGGCTTGTCTCGAAGGGCGTCCCGTTGCCCCAGGTTATGCTGTGGATGGGACACCGGAATATTCAAACGACCATGCGGTATTCCCATCTGGCCCCGAAGGACCTCGATGGTGCCGCAAAGGCGCTCCTGGAGGATGCTTAAGATGCTGTCAGACAAAGAACTGGATCGGCTGGCCTATGCGGCTTGCCGAGCCTTAGACGTGCCTGTTGTCTCTACTCACATGGAGGCAGTGGGAGGCGCACTGCGCATGGAACTTGCTTCCCTTGCCGCCTCTCCCTCCCCGGTTGACAGCCGGGATGATCGCGACTTCCTGCACCGCCTTATCGAGAATGCGTTCTCTTGGGCGCTGCGAGACTGCAACTATCTCAATCCGAAATACATGGACCGTCTAATCGATCGCACCCATAACGGCATGAAGCCGGAACATGCAGCGACATGGAATGCGGCAGCTCCTGACCGAGAACTGCGCAGCGTTGGCAGCCGGGAGCTGATAGAGCGACTGGTGAAGGTATTAGAGCCCATCACCAAGCAGCTGGAAGACTGGTCTTGGTGTCATACATCCGAGACTACATACGATATAGAGATACTTATTCACGAAGCCTACGCCGCTCTTAGAGCAGCCAAGGAGCAGAAGCCCTCAGGGTGACACGCACCTGAACGCTGCCATAAGGTTGCCTGTCTCGTTGAGCTGGGCGACCTTTCCGTACTTCCGACAATGAGCGTCCGCATTGCTTTGCGCCGCTCCAATATTCAGGTTCCCCACCATCGTGTAGGTGATCCCGGCTGAGTTCCCGGTGCCCGACCCGGCGCACCCGGACAAGCCAATCAGTGCTGCTAGGGCGATCATCGCATAGCGCATTCTTGAAGTTTCCCCCTTGAGAAAACCTACGGCTAACGTGATCGCGCTACGATTGCAAGGCCGATAACCTATGGAGCTGTTGATGCAGCAAGCTGACCAGTGGGATACAGCCCTGCGAGGTCCGAAGATGTCGGACGCCTCGGGCAGGGTCATCTTCAAATATCAGATGCCGGTTCTCGAACGGTTCACCATGCGGCTCCCGAAGGACGCCGAGATCATCCGGATGGCGGACCAGGGCGGGATGTTCTGGCTCTGGGCCGTGGTGGACACGAGCCAGCCCGACGAGGACCGACACTTCCACGCATACAAGTGCGGCGGACAGATGCCCCCGGTCGCCGAGGACTACACCCTATACTACGTGGGCTTCTGCGCCGTGCATGTTCAGATGGAGCTCGGCCTGTACATCTTTGAGGAGATCAGACATGCGAACTGACGCAATCTACGGTGCCCCTCCGAAGGTCCTGGGGCAGTTCGACTTCGACACGAGCGAGATGATGTTCTGGCTCTACTGCCCGGTGAAGCTGCCGGGGCACTACCTCTCCACCTATCCCGACAGTCTCAAAAAGTTCGCTGTTCTGACGACGGAGGTCCGCCGAGACTTCATCGATACATACGGTCTCCAGCGTTGGTCGGACAGCTACGTCTACCTCTCGGCCAAGACGATGTTCGTCTCCCCGGGTAACCCCGGCAATCGCCTCGGGTGGCACTCGGACGGCTTCCTGACGGACGACGTGAACTACATCTGGGCGGACAAGAACCCGACGCTGTTCTTCCTGTCACCCACGGGTCTCCAGTTCACGGCGGACCACGACATCGCCCTCCAGGAGATGGCGACAGCGTGCTGTAAGTGCTTCCCAGCCATTGACGAGGAAGTCGTAACCTATCCCGAGAAGACCCTACTGCGCCTCGACCAGACCGTTCTTCACGCCGTGAACCCGGATGTCCAAGCGGGTGTCCGCACATTTCTGAAGGTGTCCATCTCGGACAGGCCGTATGTCTTGAAGGGCAACTCGATCAATCACGAGCTCCCGGATCACCCGAGGCCCACCGAGGATCGCCAGGTAGCCCGGAATTGCCCCAGGGGGATCGCAGCATGAAGGCTTGCAAGGACTGCTGTTTCTATGACCAGAGCTGGGGAGCCTCGTGTAACCGACCCGAGCTTCGAAGGTTTGATTTGGTTGACGGGGAGCTCCCTTCCTATCCCCATCAAAATCGAGAGGACGAGGACAAATGCGGCCCCGAGGCGAAACTCTTCGAGGCTCGGTCTCGACCAGGAAACTGGTGGCGATCCTTCTGTTCTCTGGCTTGACCCCCAGGCAACCCTGTGAGATACCGCGCACCATCGCGGGTGTGGCGGAATTGGCAGACGCACTTGGTTTAGGTCCAAGCGCCGCAAGGCGTGGGGGTTCAAGTCCCTCCATCCGCACCAAAATTCTTGTGCCAACGCTGTGCCAAACGGTGCCAGACACGGCACACGGTATCGCCGGGAACCCCTGGAAACCCTGAGTTTCTTGGAGTTCTCAATTGATTTAGGTTCTGGTGCCGCAAGGCGTGGGAGTTCAAGTCTCTCTACCCGCACCAGGACGATATAGCAGTCACGCGTCGTTTTCGGCGCTGAGGAAGGCCGGC